AAATAGGGTGTTGAGTCTCAATGGATTTTTTGTTTCTTCTTGAAGTTCATTACACTTTTTCACATAATCGTCATCATCATTGTAAATGGTCTCACCTTCCACAAAACAACTCCTATTCTCTTTTAATAGTTCTTCTATATTTTCATTTATGTGATCGATTTTAAACGTATAAGTCATTCCATTTTTTGTCCGAGTTCTTACAAAATCTTTTTGAAATACGATACTCCTATCTTTCAGCTCTATTTCTACGATGCTGTCTTCCATATCTAATGCGTGTGTTTCAAAGACCTTTAGATTGTTCCTTCCAGGAGAATGGTTTTACGAACGCGTGCCTCACCTGTGAAAAAAGAATGGCTTCAAGTATTTCTACAAAAGACTCTTCAACAGTTTCAGACAGATGATAATAAAAAATGGTTTCAACTCGTAGTTCTCGATCCAATACTCAATCATATTCTCGAACGCATGTTCCCGTACATAGTTATTCTTACCGTACTCTTTGTACTTTTAACTGTTATGATTACACTCACCCTAATTCTTGTATTTATGCGAGTTCCCGCAGCATTGGGGGTTGTCGCGGCGTTATAAGAAAAATCATTTATAAAGAATCTATAGTATGGCACAACCACCTGCGATAGAAAATCCTTTTGCCACATGGGTTCGTTCATGGGTTCATTATGACAATCTGTCCAACAATTATGGAAAACAAGCGACAGGCGCACGAAAGTTACGCGATGAATTTGAGACGAAAATTATTCAAAATCTTCGTGCCAACAATATGGAAAAGGCCACCATTCAAGTTTCAGGAGCTAAACTTGGCCTCGTAGAAGAACGTTGTCCACCCAGTTTAAGCATTCCCCGTCTCGAAACATATCTCCACTCCTATTTTCAACAAAAAGGGAATCATGTAGATGAAACAGATGCTATTCTTCGTTATATAAAATTACAGAAAAATGCGCAAACGGTCCCTGTTGTCAAGTTGAAGAAAACATCCTTGACTGCCACAGCTCTTCCTCCCGTCCCTTCTGCGCCCCCCGCAACACTTAAATAAATTATACCTATATATATAGTTGGATCGTTTCTATTCTTATAAGGAGACAATGAATTTTTCGTGTGCCAATGTTCTTGTAAGGCGTGAAAAACGTGAGTCTTTTGAATGGTGGGTAAATGAATTACCAGAAGACTGGGTGAAAGATTTTATAAACTTAGGATTACGCCCATTCCTTAAAAAGCATGGATATATATTCCATTATGGAGATAAAATTTATAAACAGTTCCTCTACTGGGCATGGTCGCACGCATTTGTTACAAATAATAAGAATTATGTTGTTCGTCATCATGAACAACTTCATTTGGGGGGACATGATGAACATGACTGGTTTTGTTATAAAATTCCATTTGATGTGTGGGAAGACTTTATGGATGAATGGACAGAATTAGAGTGGCTTGACGAGTCGGATGTGGGTGTTCGACAACGTGCGGATTTACAATCATTTGTTTGGAATATCCTTGATCTTACCAATAGTCCGTCACATCATCATTGGAATGAAATGACCGAATATCAAAATGAAGATAGCGATAAGGAAAATAATAAAAAAGAGCATGAAGTTGAGTTACAGGCGTTTGCGGGTGATCGGCGCACGCATTAAGAAGTCCATGAATTTCCATTCCACGGCAGAATAGAAATACTATTGGCTTCACCACGGTAATGCGACACTTTCTTCTCAAACTCCAATCCACCCGGTGATAGAGGAGCACCCTCACCAGAGGTGATAGCATTAGCATCATGATTGCTTTGGTCAGGTTTGTGTCCAAAACAATTGACACCATATCGTAAATCTGGATTGTCAAAAAATCCACCGTTGAGTCCAGGGCGACCACACGACTCGCGTTGTTCTTCAGGTCCATCTTGAATACGCTTCCATGTTTCCTCTTGGGTTGGGTAGACGGCCATTTGTCCTTTTACCCATCCGTAATTACACCAATCGGCACCATGTCCGTAGGCCTTCTTCATTTGTTCATAGGTTGCTAATTCAGCACCGAGAGCCTTACAGAGTGGTTCTGCGTCGTGATATGTATATGCATTCTTACTTATATTAAAGACCTCCTTTTTACCGGGCAGTACCTTTTCTACAAACGAGTTTTTATCCACATTGGCATCCTGGGGAGCAACGGGTCGATGATTGATACTATCATCGGGCGAGTGTTCTTCAGTTGGTGAAGGAGGTGGTACAGGTGCTTGCGCCGCTCCAAAAAGCTGGCGAACCGATTCATACAATACCCCCAGACCTTGGTAAATAGGGTGCCAGAAAAGAGCTATAAATCCTAGAAGAATAATAAGACCAACCATAATAACAATTTGCGTTATGGAAGGTCCAGAACCTGATGCTGTTGTATTGAATACAGAATTAGACAATAGGGTGTTTTTCACTGTGTTGGCACCATTCATTGCACCATTCATGGCATTTGTCACAGTGTTTGATGCGACATTTGCTACAGCGTTTACAGCGGCATTCGTATTTTTTGCTACTTTGTTCATGTTGAATAGCCCCATATTGGGAGTCGGAGAACCCAGAGTATTCATCTAACAGAGCATATGTATTATAGAATTATCGTTAAATATGAAAAGAGGATACATTTTTTATAACGTATCCTCTTTTTAAAGTGATTATTAACTACAATTCTTAAAATTTTAGATACCATCATCGACAGTGCGATTTCCACCACGAGAGGCTAAGAATTGGCGCTGATCCGGGGTAGTACATACACAACCTCCATCACAAGCATAAGAGGCTCCACAGCACTCGGGCTTGCATTGATTGTTCTTGAAATAAAAGAGATTATCGGGCCCAGGAACTACGGGGGGGCCCATGAGGGGCTCGTTCGGAGAATTGTAACGCCACTGGCTTGAATTTCCAGTAGAAACAGATACTTCATCAAAAGGTCCCATAGGTTTATATTGCTTACCCGCAGCCGCCGCATTTTGTAAGAATTGAGAGGTGAATCCCTCACGTGTCACACGACCCTGGAATCCATACATTGCCAATAGATTAGCAACTATTAACAGAACTAGTCCACAAATTAATACCTTACCGCGCATTTCTACCTAGTCATAGAAATTTCACCCACCCTTCTGAAGAATATTTGAAAGCATTTCATAGCAAGATTCTAGGTTTTCCTCACCTACTTCTGTAAAATCTCTCACCAAATGTGTGCCCGTTTCATTACGAAGTAAAAATGAACCAGAATCTGTTACCAAAAATATACCCGCCTCTTTCGCCTCTTTCACCTCTTTTCTTTCTGTAAAGTTCTCTGTATCCAATGACCATCCATCTATTTTCTTTATCCATACACCATCACTCAAAGAGGATTTCATCCGGGCATTTCCGTAATAAATAGCTTTTACAACACCTGTTTCTCGTTTTCCCGCAATTATATCTCCAAGACGAACACTTTGAATCGAAACCCATTTGTTCATTTTACAATCAAATACATCGGTTGAATTGAATTTTGCTAAAGGTACTGATTTTGGATATGTTGGAGGGCATGGAGTTCCGAGTGTAGTCGCCACAAAATCGATCCATGCCTTACGCCCTTCGTCTGTCGAAACTTCTTCCCAATCACCCACTGTAATTTTCTCCAACGGAACCGAATGTTTCGTAGTGTTTAGGCAAATAAGACGTTCTAAATGTGTTCCTGGAGGTGGGGGGGCAACATCAGGATGTTCTCTTGCCAAGAGCCAGATTCCATTATGGAGAACACGATGAGTTCCACTCATGAGAACGCCTTCAATAGATACAAGAGAGACGCCCTTTGCCTCAACCAGCATTACACCTTCCACGATATTTGGTGTTGTACCTTCTTGTGAGTAAAGTTCATCACAGATATGAACTTCATATAAGTGTTTGTAGGTTCCATCTTTCATTTTCACGAGCGCATGAGGATCACAACAGAATCCAGATGTATCGCCCGCATCTCCCGCTGAATTTAATGTTGAAAGACCAATACCCGCAATCACCATGGTTGGTAAAATAATAGCAAATTGTAAAGGAAGCAATGTAAACCACATAAAAAACATCATGGCCGATAAAATTCCAGAGACAATTAATACAACAACCATAGATAGTTTCAATGTATTTATAATTACATTACCAAGAGAAAGTGCTTGATATACAATTGCGATTCCAATAGCGGCAACACGACCCATAGCGAATTTCATACGTTGAAAAATCGTGGAAAAATTCACCATGATATGAGAAAAAATACGGTATTTTTCGTTCAGTATACTACCAAAATCTCCCCAGCTTTTCGAAATCATTCCGCGCATATTGTTCATAATCGGTGCCACTCCATTCGCAATTGTCACTTGTTGTCCTAAAATTGCGAAAAAAGGTGCCATACCTTGCGCACCAACCTCTTTCGCCATTTTGTTAATACAAAATTGGAAATTATCTGTCGAAAAATCTGATGATGAACGTGTATCATATCCTGGTTTGAACAAAAATGCCGAAAACATAATAGGGATTTCACAACGTCGTTTATCCCAATTCGCCATAACGTTTTTTATATCAGCGCCCGAAACGATTATTGAGAAAAGGGCTGTGAGTCCAATTGTCAATAGAAAGATGCCTATCCACTGCATCCTCTTCTCCCTGTCAAGAGAAAGGAACATATATAGGCCGGATAGTACGTTGGATGTGTGATAACCTAATTATCAGAGTGTCGTTTTTAATTTAATTAGTAATTTATCTGCCGTAAAGGTTTCTGCTTTTGGAAACTCTTTCTGAATATCTTTATTTGTTTTCTCTACATCTAACTTAAAATCATCAAAGGATTTCATATTTACAATATCATTGAATCCAAAATGTTTTTTAATCTCATTCACTGGCTCTTTAGATAAAACTCGTTCATATTCTTTTTTATTGTCACACAATAAATTTAAATCTCTTACCAATTTATCACGATAAAATTTTTCATAATCAGTGCGTATAAGAATATATACAACATCTGGACTAAATGCTAAATCTTTATTAAATTGTAACCCAACAAAGACTATATCTTTATGTTTTTTTGTTAATGTCTCAATATCCTTTTTCGCACCCTTTTGAACGGTTTCCCATTTTCTATGTTTGTTCCAGTTAGTTTCATAAATATCATCTAAATCATATCCGGGTATAGGGACTTTTTTCAAAAGAGTTGTTTTACCAGAACCTGATGCTCCTACAATATAGATTATCATTCTATAATGTGTTCTTATTTGCGTGGAGCAAGTCTGCCGTAATAGTCTCAGAATCTGGACTATGGACTTCCACAAAATCACGAATCGTATCGCCATACACGGTCTCAAACTGGGCTGTGTTCATTACCACAAACTGAATCATTTCAATCGGTTCCTCTAAAAACTGTATTACACTCGATACATGACCCGCACGCTCCCATTTCTGTCTCTCTGACCAAATCAATGTACTCGGTGTCACACGAGTTCCATGCGGTGTAACCGTAACAACATGTGTATGGCGTTTCACAATTCCTGTTACACGTCCTGTTGTAAGAATATCCCCTATTTGAACATCCTTCATTTGTTTATAAGGACCGTTCTTCATTACAACGGGGGTCGAGGGATCGCAACAGGGCTGATAGAACCAATCGTACTCACGAGTTATTTTGCGTATTTCTTCTTTTTTGGGTTTTTCACCGTTTACCGTTTGCTCGATCCATTCCATCGTGGCCGAATCCGATTCGTTTGTTTCATCATAATCTGAGAAAATATAGTTGCCAACAGGAATTGTATGTGTATCTGTATCTAAACAATATAAGAGATTCTCTGTTCCTCCGCTCCAGTTTGGCGCTTTCTCAGCATCTGGATGTTTGTCGGCGCGGACAAACGTCCCGTTTGTTTCTTGGATATAATGATTACCGCTTACTAAAATATCACCCTGAGGGTTAGGGAATCGCACCATCGGTTGACCATCTGCCATGAATTTATAGACACTTATGACACGAGCTCCATTTTCTAGAATATCTCCCAATTGAATTTCTCGTATTGGAACCAGTCCTTTCTCTTTTACTTGTATAGATGTCGCGCCATCAAAACAGAACGTATCCATAAACTTAAAGATAAATGTTTCTGTAAAATTTTTACCTGTCTGTACTGCCGAAAGACCCATGTAAATAACAGCATAAAATATTGCGAAAACACGTTTCATCAATGTTTGCATACGCAGACTTGTTGTTTTAATCTGGCTCATCATTAATTTAATACGATCCACCAATTCTTGAAAAATTTTTGTTACACCCCCCACGAGTGTTGCGAGCATTACACGAAGACTATTCAGGTTTTGTAGAAAACCCATACATGTTGTTATAAGACTAGCGAGAATTGTACCAAAGGGTCCTGTAAAATCGCCCATTTGACCTGCCAAAATGTTTTTGACACAATAATTGAAATTCTCACTTACATCGTAACCATAGAGTGTTGCAAACGGCATAACCGAAGGGGTACAACGATATTTTGGCCAATTTCTCTTTATTTCTGCCACATTTGCGATACTCTGTAGTCCATAGAATAAAGCTATAAAGAAAACGGTTAATAAAACGATCCATATATATGATCCTGATTCTTCAGGTTTTAGGGTTGACACAACACCAGATTCCATGAATCTCCTGTTGAGTCTATTTATATAGATATTGTTTTACTGGCGCCTAAGCAGGTGGTGCTTTCAGTGGGTAGTGCTTTTTTATCCACTCACGGTCCTTTACAAAGATATGCGAAGCCTCGGGAGCTGTGCGTTTCGTAAGTTTCGCCACTGCATCGAGTTTGTGATACACTCCAAGAGCACCAAATACTTGAATTGCCTTTTTCAAAGCCTCTTGGCGTTGTTCTGCTGTTTTATGAACATTGTAACCATAGGCTGTTAATTCACCCTTGCGAAGAGGTCCAATACCTTCGCCAGAAGTAGGACCTTTGCCCGGAAGACCTTTATCCTTGATACATGCGGCTTTTACAAGTACACTATGTGCTGTAGGATATACGCGATAGGTTCTATTTTTCTTATGAACATTGAATCCCTGGTTTTTCAAGGTGGAAGAGAATTTACGTTTGAATGGCGCACGCAGAATGTATCCTGGTGGACATTTCTTTGTTAAACCGAGCCGTCCGCGAACACCCTTTAGACGTTCATGTCGTTTTGCGGAGACTTGCGCAGAGTTTTTTGGCTTTATGGGTATTGTTTTTATACATCGGGCTGGTACAAATGTACCTTTCGGTGTTGTATATTCTTTTCTATGATGATACCCTTCGGGACATCCTTTCTCAGCATTATAAGGCTTCGATTCAGGAAATCGATCCTCCATCCTACTTAGACATATTTAATTGAAATGGGTGTTGTGCTTGTAGTTTGAAGAAAAGATTGTACAATAGAACATTTGCATCTGGGTCTGAATGTAAAAGTATTTCAGCCTTTTTCCTTATTTGTTCAAATTCATTTTCTTGTTGCTCTGGCAATGATGGAACAGGAACTTCTTGTTTATCCAATAAACCAATCAAAAAGGCAATGCATTGTAAATATAGGGCATGAAAGGCATACATTGCTTTCGTATCCAATGCACCTTGGGTCGGGCTATTGTTTATAATTTCTTGTTGTAAACTATTCTTAAAAAATATGATACCCTTATGAAGATTATTTATCTCATGATGTAATTTTTCAGGAATCTCTTCTATATCCTCAAAATCTGGTTTAGGATCTGGGTCTTGTTCATTAAGGTCCATTGGTTCAATATACATTGGTTCCATTTGTCGGAGTACTATCTATTATCTTCTAGTTTTCTTAAATCCGTAGAATACTGCCATACCAAACCCGAGAGAAAGAAAAATAAGTGATAAAGAAATATATTTATCAGCCATGTAACTTTCTGAAAATCCTTCCATTGTATTTGTATCCGATGGTACACGTTCACCTGTACGTGTTAAAACGGTATCAAACTTGCTATCTATCGATGCTTGAACCTCGAGTTGCTTTGCTTTTCGAGCCATTAACGCTTCTGGTGAATTGGAATCATGTGATACTACAGGTGCTTGGACAACTGAATGAATAACTTCTAATGATGAAGCACCCTTTGGACCTGTTCCTATAGCGTTCATTCCTACCTGTTACGCGGTTTCTTATCTAAAGATTTAATGATATATTAGGTTTAGATAATATGGATAACATGGATATTAAATTCGGTTCTGGACCCGAGAAAGAGGGACTTTCCAAGGACGGTGTTATTGCTGCCTCGGCGGAAGCTGCCAAGGCTCCTACACTCTTTCAGCCCGGAGAACGTGCTGCTTATGTAAAAGATCGTGTTGAGGAACTCCTTCGTCTCCGAGCTCTTGGCCAGAATGATCTTCAAATCAAGGCTGCCCTTGGCCCCTTTATTGAGCAGTACCCTACCCTCTTTCAAATGGCCGTACAACCTAATTTTGATGTGCGACAACTCGGCACGTTTCTCGGTCTTCTCAAACGTATGGAAGGCGGCATGTCACAGCACCAGGCCTCCGTAATTGTCGGGCAAAAACTCATGAACGATTATATCAACCCGGTTATTAAACCTTCTTCTAATTAGAAGCCATGCGCAAGTATAAATTTAAAACGAGACGAATCCGACGACGAAAAGGAACCCGTAAACAAAAAGGTGGTGATTTATCTATTTTTGTGAGACTGATTGTCGGGCCTGGGGGGGGGCCTAAGCGATATAATCTTCCCGATGGTTCTACATTTAAAAATCTAAAGGATCTTTTAAAAACAAGAGGAATACACGTATACAGGGGCCTTTTTGGTGGTAGAAGTTTGAAAGATACCGATCCATTACAGAATAATACAACAATTATGATAGAAACATACGGATATCGTTCTCCAATAGATCTCGTAGATACAGTATTAATACAACACCCTAATATATCTAGTATTCAAAAAATGAAACCGATGGCAGATTTTAATGCTGGGGAAGAATCTTCAAGAATTTTTGAAGCCAATTGGCAAAATTATACAGAAGAACAGCGACAAGAAACATTATCAATCTTATCTGAACGATTAGGAACCCCTATTGGAATATTTCGTAATAATGGAAATACATTTTATTCTATACCACATGTTAGTTATATCTGTACTTTATATGGTATATCCTTAGAAGAAGGTTTGGCTAAATTCCGTCCAGAAACGTTAGATTTATCGTTTATATATATTTGCTTTGGTGATATTGCGGGTTTATCAACCGATCCTCAACCTATTACTGCTTTAACACCTGATGCTAGAGCAATATATGAAACATACCAGGGCACTGACGATGAACAAATACGTGCCATGATGGGTATGTAGAGTACTCTGCTAACGGTACAGGTATTGTTAACTAACGGTACACGGTAGGTATATGAAACTCATGACACCAATCCACCGTATTTTTGCGTTGTTGAATCCATAAGGATTCTTTTTCTTCCGCACTATGTGCTATATTACAAAATGAAAGAACTTTGTCAAGTGCTTCCATTTGTTTTTTACATCGTTTTTCTTGTAATTCTTTGAGTACGGCTTCAAGGGGATTTTCTTCCAAAATTCTATCAATAGGAGACTGTTCAATACGATCACGGACGAGGCAAAGAATCTCGATGGTTTTTGTCCGGTCCCTTACCGCCGATTTTCCCAGAAAATACCACTCGCTATTACAAGGACGACTTGTGACCGGCTTATACAATGTCCATTGCTGAAAACAAAATGCTAAAAGAGTCAATAGATCTCGTGTAGCTGGACTGTTACAATCAAATAATTTAAGAACACAATCTCCTTCAAGGGCCACTGATTTCAGGATAATAATCGCACTACATACAAGAAGACGAAAAATAGACTTTTCCTGGGCATAGAAATCCTCACTGAAATCGAACCCTCCATCCGCCGTAACGAGATGTGCTCCATGAATTCCAACAGCCTCGGCACAAGCGTTTTGATTACAAGGCTCATATATATTTCCTGTCTTTGTGGGACCTGATAAGAGAGTAATTGTCTTATGTTTTTGTAGGAAGTTTGTAGCACGACGCCATCCTGGTATAATTGTATGAGTACTTTTCAGGGTCATTCCAAAGACTTGGGGTTTCTGGCGCTTTTTGTATTCACATCCATGTAAAAATGCTTCTATAAATCCACCAGGTCCTTCACAAATATGAAGACTCTTAAGTTTTTGCTGTTGATGACGCTCAAAGAATTGTAATTGTTGTAACATTTCAATCATCTTGAAAAAACTGCGACTCAAGGGTTGTAGACAACATGTACTTTTCGGCAAAGCGAGACGAGAACTTGTTGTATAAATTAATTCATATGGATTTGTAATACGTTTTGCCAAGTCCCATGTATCTGTTTTGTCATAGGGTTGAATTGCTTCTTTACGTTTTTCTACTTCGGTAATCATTTCAGATTGATCTTCTTTCCATTCATCACTAGGAGTTTGTATTTGTTGTAGTACCCTAGCTGGCGGTATATGCCATTCAATACACCGTAACGGGTGTTTTGATTCCATATATTTTATACATGTTTATTGTTTAGGTTATAGAAGAGGCCTAGGACACAATAATTTCAATATCATCTTCCTCAATATCTGCCGTGGCTACTGGAAGTGTCATATTCATCTGTAGTTGTGTTTGTGCGCACATATCATTTTCTTCCGAATATAGTTCGGCATTGATGGCGCTCTGGTCAGGCACTTCATCCTCTTCTTCCTCATCTTCTGGCAAGGCCGTCAAACCTTCCATGAGACGTGGTAGCGCGGCTTCGTCCAAGAGAACCTGACTGAAGGCTGTTCCAGCACGAATTGTCTGACCCGTCATGATATTTGCACTCACACCCGTAACAGGGTCCATTTCGCCAAACAGGGCAGCCTTTAGAAGAATCTTCTCTGTCTCTTCAAAGCATGCCTTTGCCAGAGGACCACTATCATTCTTATTAATGCCATAGCGATCCACCGACATGAGACGCCCATTACGTGTCATGACGTCCATCAGCAGACCTAGATGGCGATAGTTAATATCGGCTTCACCAAACAAACTCGAAATTTCTGAATACAAGACATAGCGTGTAGCCTCAATACCTAGTTGCTCATAAATATCATGTACATTTGTCGAGTAGAGTTTATTTCCATCCACGGCTGGATGATTCATAACCGCCATGAAATTTGCTCCGTCTGTATCTAGAATATACTGTTCTACGGGTGTATATACACCATTAATATCCTCTAACTGACTCTTATCTTTACGCCAGTTGACGGATTTGATCCCAGTAACACCACGAATGACCGTATTGTTCAAGAGTTTATTCTGAAATTTCTTAATACTTGCCAAATCATCTCCATACAAGGAATCTGAAGGCTGTACACGAATACGCATAATAAGATTCTGGCTATTGTAATCACTATAGACTGTGCGAATACGTTGGTCCGTAAAACCAAGAGTATCTGTAACTACAAAGTTCACATCGTCCATGGTAATATTTTTATTAAACATCTTCTCACGATCAAACTCGAGACGAATGAGCCAACGACTCTTAACATCCTTATCATCGCCTACAGCTGCGGTTGGGGGATTGTCATCGGCATGCTGACGCATTTCGAATGCCTCAAAGAAGGTGATGAGTTCCTTATCCTCTTCGATGACTGTCTCAGAATCCTTGGGATCGTAGTAAATACCCGCCTTTAGAACAATGTCACGGAGAAGTGTGAGTTCCAAGTCCTGTGTCACCTCGCGGACCCGGTCCTTGTCATTGCGGAAGGCTGGGATCAGCGTAATCGCCAAACTCGTCGCCTTTGGATTATGGGTGACTTTGAGAAGCTCCTTCAGACGCGGGACACCTCGCGTCATCGCTGACTTGCTGGCAACCCCTGCTTGGTGGAATGTATCGGCTCCTGCCATCATCGTGGCACAAATAAAGTTGCGGGTCTCGAAAACGGTCAAATCGTACACCCAGCCATCCTTCATGGGAACCACTTCAGAAATGTTCTTGATTTTATCCCAAACCATGTCTCTTGTCTGTTTCCATTTACACTGAATTACTTCGTCCTTTCGTGTTAGGAAGAGAGCATCAAGAATATGTTGTTTACGCTCAAGGGTTAGTTCAAACGTTTCATGAAATATATTGGAATATTTAATAGGTATAACCATTGTATAGTGTCGTGATACAGATTTGAAATTCTTCAGTTCAGGCATACGATTTGACATGGTTGTAAAGATTCCAAAACGAGCAAAGACTGCTCCAAGTTTTACAAGTAACTTTTCAGAAACAGAAGTTGCGGTTACGTATCCACCTTGCTTTGATACACATCCATCCCCACAGATATACCCATCCACCAAACCCTTCAGAAAGTCATCTGGAGCTTGTAGAACCCAATCAGGAAGTGTCTTCATATAACTTACACGACCAAACTGGTTTGACATAACTTTTGCGAGGATTGTTGAATGAATAATCATACTGGTAGTTGTACCCTTGATTCCAGTTGTCTTGGCCTCACGCTCTTCACAGACCGTATGAACACCCACCTTCCATGTGTCCATAAGTTCTTTGACCTTGGCCAAGTAAATAGCATCATTATTCGTAATACAAATCTGGTTCTTATTACTCATTCCCTCTGCCAAATAGGCGCCCGCAAAGAATCCAAACTCCGTTGTCAAAGGGATACTCTCAGGGATCTGGCTCACATCTAATTTCATATGTTTATTGTATACACATCCAGGACGAATATCGTTGGAATTGTGACCATTGGCAAATGCCTCACGGAAGGAATCACTGCGCCCATAAGGAACTGTAAAGATCTTTCCCTGATTCTGCTGAAACCAATGACGCTCCCCACGCTCATCATACGCCCTCATTGTTTCGAGGGCTGTTTTGACTTCAGTTCCATAAAGATACTCAGAAGGTGGTAGAAACTCACGGAGACTCAGTTCTTTAATATAGCCTATACCATCGATCGCCAGATGATTGGCAATCGGTAATTCATCACCTACTTTCAGATCTGAACCATTTGTAGCCACAATTTTTCCATTCACAAATGTTAAGAATGACTTGCCTTTGGTTGCTTTCATGGTACGACCGGATTCCATCTCCACCTGTAGGATTGTATTGGTACCATCCTCATTTACAACGGGGTGCCGTGTAATGGCTTCGAGCTTTGTCCATTTCATATTACCATCTTCGTCGCAGGATACAGCCTTCCAATCATTTCCGTCATTCAGTTCAATATAAATACGGCCATTTTCAAGATGCTGAACCTTAGTGTCATCACTACAATTCATATAGTAATCATCAATGAACTCGCCGATCTGCGGTGTGATGATTTTGCCGTTTTTTGCGATGACGATCTCCGTGTCCCAGTCTACGCTGTTGAGCGTCATTTGTGTAGCGGGTTCGCCAATGCTCTGCGCTGCCACGATTCCTACCAGCTCTCCAGGCACAGCCCACGCTTTCCAATTCTTTACGACGATGGCTTCAATAAGAGTATTCCACGCATCTTGTGTGAAACGGTTCGCAAGAATTGTATGAGGGGCCAAATGGTAACGCAACGCGGCAATCCATACCTTGTTGAAAGGCTGTGTACGCTCAATGAGTTTCTGAATACTTTCCAGAATATAGGCAGGTGTCAAACTCGTGCGACCTGTTGGTTGTAGGTTGAATTTAATCTTAATATTTGTAAGAATTCGCTCAATATTCAGTGTCACAAACAACTTACGCGTATGTGCCGACTGGTATACGCCTTCCACTAGCATCTTACGATCCTTGAGAACTGCATTCACATATTCTTCAAGAAGTTCCTTGTCGTCTCCACGATCTACACCATCTTCCAGAATTCCTGTAAGGTCTACACCCTGTAGGCCAAACGTCGCGCGAATTTCTTCCACTTTTAGTTTATGAAGAGGAATATCAATTTCCTCAATCTTTGTAGAATTAATACCGTCCTCGCCATAATAGAACTGTAGAATAGCACCCGTAGCATCACGCACTGTGCCATCATGCTGTGTTGTGAGTTCCTCCATGGCCTTGATGAGCTGGCGCTGTGTGTAACCAGTCTCTGCTGTCTTCACGGCTGTATCAATCAGACCTTCACGACCAGACATGGCGTGAAAGAACATCTCTTGTGGTGTTAGACCGCGGACGAAACTACCCTCGACGAATCCACGGGCCTCGGCGCCATCATCATACATCTTATAATGCGGAAGGGTGCGATCCGTGAAACCATAGGGAATACGCTTACCTTCCAACGCTGTCTGACCTACACACGCAATCATCTGTGACACGTTCACGGCATCACCTTTGGAGCCAGAACGAACCATCGCCATAAGACGATTGTGGTTTGACAAACCTTTTAATCCAATATCACCGGATCCTTCCATGGCTTTGTTGAGAATACCAAAGGCACGTGCCTCCACCTCCTCTTGGTTCGACTTACCACTATTGTTTGTAAAGAGATCCATATGAAGTTGTAGTAACATTTCATCAACCTCCTTCTTTTTCTGGGCAATCGTTTCCTCCATCTGTTGCTTGGTATCTTCATCGGCAATCAAGTCACTAATGCCGACACTGAATCCCTTCAGAATTAGGTAAGCTTCAACGACATTCTGAAGACCATCGAGCAGTGCCACCGTATCAGCTGGTCCATAATCATTATAGGTTGTGTGAATAATACCCTTTCCTGACTTGTTAAAGATACCCTTATCGAGAACGCCTTGTAGGAACTCGCCCTCTACGACCTTTACAATATTCAAGTCACGACTATCCTTCTCATAACTACTGTTTTTCATATTTACATTGATGGGTGCAAAGAGACTTCCAATAATTTGTTGACCTGTGTATCGCTGACCTTCACGAGGCTTGGGAAGTTCTTGGAATTTACTGTTTTTCATCATGAGATTCATAAACTCACGACGTGTGAATAAGTTTCCTGGCTGTGTCGCCAAGTATGCCCCAGCCAGCGCATCCTGGACTACGGCAATTAATGGTGTGCCATCTCGCGGGCGAATAATTTGCATAGGGACCGCAGCAATCTCTTGAAGCTCCGCCGTTGCTTCGTAGGACTGCGGAATGTGCGCGTTCATCTCCGAGTACATTGAACCCCCTATGATTCAATGTACAACCCCAAAGTTTCCAAAGGGGACGGATCATATCTTGTGCCACATCTGGTTGGTTAAACCTTCATGTGTGACCCGCTACCGTATGATCTCTGAACCTTTTCCATACCCTACCATAACGGGTTTAGGAACTTGGCTGCGGATAACCGATTTCGCATTGTGTTTATTGTCTTTGGCACAACACTCATATTCAGATTTGTTACCGTACCTCCAGTCTTTCTCTGGAGCCAGTGTATGTTTTGGCACACACCTTGGTATCTGAATCTTTACGGGTTCCCCGTCAATTTGGCAGCGTCGCAATTCATTAAGGATATGTATAATAGAAACTCTTTTGCTCTATCTTTCAGCACTTCGATAGATTCATATTTCCCTACAAAAGTTGTTTCTTTCCCATTGACTTTCACAACTACAAATGGAATGCCTTTCGCGTGCTTCACATGTATGTATTGTTCTAGGTCATCTTCGTCAATCACTTCATTCGCAAAACGGTCGTATTTTTGTTTTTCATGTTGGGCTTTTGTAATGAGCATCTGTTTTGTCTTCCGCTCCTCGGTATTACAGACTTTTTTAAGTTGCTCTGATATTTTCTTCTTGGTTTCTTCAGAACGTTTCTCATATCTCCATAGAGGATTGTTCTTCTGGACAGGTTCTATATCCAAGGAGGCACATATGTTTTCCTGTGTTGAAGCATGTTCAAGGGTTTTACCACCTCGTGTCAAATTGTATCCCTTTGGATAGAATGTGACATATTGGTCAATATAGTCCTGTTCTTTCTGGTCAAGTTCATTCCGTAAGCAAGTTTCCAGCAACTCTACGGTAAATGCTTCTTTTCCATAATGTCGTATCGAATTGTTCAGATATCGACACTGCTTCTTCTTTGTGTTACATATTGCCTCACTTATATGATCTTTGAACCGACCTTCGAATCCAAAAGGGCGATATCGTTCATGATTTTTTCTATGTGTTAGTGTTTGCCCAACATATTGTTTTTTTGTGACCGTATTTGTGATTAGGTATATCTGACCTCTGATTTTGGAAACGTCGTCCAAAATATGATCCTCCATATTCCTAATAGTGTGACCGGGGTTTATATCCGCAATAAATTACTAGGCAGTTATATCGGGGACATTCCGCACAAGAATATCACCGGTAAGATTTACACCGTTCTCCTCGCAAAGTATTCTTACAACTTTTGCGAGCGGCTACCTGTTGGTGACAAGATTCTATCACCATCAAAGTCCGCATTGTACGGACGTACCACCTGTACGTTCAATCGAAACGTGTTAAACGGCAGTACGCGCACCCGATGACCCATCATCGACATTCGGTGAAGCGTTGGCTGACGATTAAAGAGGATGATGTCGCCGTCCATCAGATGACGGTTGACGATATCCCCATGATATAGCACGATTTCCTTCGTATTCACGTGCTTCAAACTGATCATGCGACCATCGACGCGAATGATGCTCTTGGCACCAGGAAAGACCTCGGAACCGTTCTGGACAAACTTGTAGAGTTTATCACGATTAAAGTGCGTCACCCGCTCTGGTTTCGTCAGATTCATGGCAATCTTCATCGGCACACCCACCTCGGCAATGCTGATGTTTGGGTCACCCGTGATGACGGAACGTGCCGACTGCTCCACACGTTTTCCCTGAATGTTGTAGCGCACACGCCCCTCCTTGGAACCAATGCGCTGCTGGATACTCTTGAGTGGACGGCCACCACGCTGTGCCGAAGGTGCTACACCAGGAATATGATTGTCAATGAGTGTGGCAATATGGTACTGGAGAATATTGGTCCATTCATCAATCATATTGCGCGTGCCGTTCTTGTCAATCTGCTCCTGGAGTCGCTTGTTGGCCTTGATAATCTCAAAGAGTTTATGGGTCAAGTCATCCTCGGAGCGCTGATTGTTATCCTGGACAACCGAAGGACGGACCTGAGGAGGCGGGATGGGTAACACAGTACAAATCATCCACTCTGGACGGCACCAGTAGCGGCTGAGCCCCATGAAGTCCACATCTTCGTCCAGGATTTGGCGAAAGAGACGAAGCACGAGTTCCACTTCGAGGGTCTGGCGCGTCTTCTTCTTAGCGGGTTGATCCCCCACCTTTGTCTCCTCGTCGCCAGCCAGTTCATCCCACTCAGCAATGATGCGCGCAATGCCATCGCGGACATAGCGATTCGGTTGAAGTGTTCCACACCCATCCTCTGTTTCCTGACCACAGCGGTGAATATTACTACAAAGTGCGAGCACCTCACGCCACCGCGCCTCCCCACGACGTAGCGCGAGATTCTTATATGTGGATTTATCAATCAAGAGTTTACTACAACGAACACAAATACATCGAAGAATATTTAGAATATAAGGTAAGAACTGAATGAAATATACAGGTCGCGCGATACGGTAATGACCGAAATGTCCGGGACAGTTATGATTTGTTTGTCCACAAGAACGACATGTCTTGCCATTGTCTAAAACTCCCATACGAGGGTCAAAGAGACCGCCGATTTTGGGCTCGCTTCCATCATAGGTAGATTGACTTACAACCTCTACGACGGATCGCTTGACAATTTCCTCAGGGCTGAAGATGCCGAATTGAATTCCCACTACAGATTCAACATCTGAAGTGGGTACTTGGAAACCGGTGGGCATCTCTTTCTATTAATAACTATGGTGTTAAGTAGCCACCAAACCCCGCCAATTTTATTTGTCTGGCTTTAAACCTTTTGTGTGGGTTTAAATATAAACTATGTAGTATTTTTTATATTAGATACAATGGATGAATTAATTGGCTATGACGATATTTCAGATCCCGTTCTAAAACATTCTTACGCAATTTCTTCTACAGTTGCGGCGGCATGGAATACTCCGACGGGTCAAGATTGGGCCGTTGTCGATACGAAGGCGCAGGGCGAAACTCTCTTTATGAATGGAGAACTTCAGTCTTGTAAAAAAGATGAATACATTTATCATGAAATGTTTGTACATTCTCTCTTACAGGGTTGTCAGAATCCAGAGCGGGTATTGATTCTGGGAGGAGCCGAAGGGTGTATGCTTCGTGAAGTTCTGCGCTGGTCCTCCGTCAAGCAAGTAACACAAATCGACTGGGATGAACCCCTTGTAGAATTTTTTAAGAGTATGGGCTCTTCTTGGAATGGTGGTGCTTATAAGGACCCTCGTGTGAGACTTCTCTGCTTGGACGCTTTTGATTGGGTCGCACGGACGACCGAGACCTTTGACGCAATTTTTGTGGATTTCATGGATCCCAAGGATTCAGAGACTCTTGTTCCACTTCTAGAATCACTCAAAGGAATCTTAAATCCAAAAGGGGGGCTTTCTATAAATGCGGGTCAGGTCCATGTTCAAGCGCGAGGTCCGACACCGGCCATAGGACTTGCTAAGTCAATGTCTGAAATATTTCAAGACCCTTCATTTCATCGTGTAGCCATGAAAGTATGTGTGCCTAGTTTCTTGGGAGAATGGTGTTTTCTTATGGTTGCTTCACAACAATGGTCTTCGAATATCAACCGTTCTACATATACACCTTCAGGTTTGCGGCGATTTACCTTTCTTGAACTGACACGATGTATTCGTTGGACATCTGATTATCCAGAAGAACTTGTCGATTTTTGGATAAAATCAGAATCAAGTGAAATGACCAAAAAATTGACAGCATCGGATGATGACAATGAACTCATAAACTTCCATTATGACCACTGAATATTGCCTTGAACTCTTTCCTGTTGACCAGGAGACACTCCAACTCTACGTAAACTCCCTCACATCTGTTCTTGGCAACCCAATCCTTACAAATGATGGTACGCGAACCTTTACTCGAAATAATGATAATGCAGGTCTTGACCTCTATACTGCGCGCAATCAGACAGTTTCTGGTCAAGTAACTCTTCTTGATATGGGCGTGAAGGCCCGCATGTCCTATAGGGAACGTTATTATGAAGTAAACACTCCAGTACATTACTGGTTGGCACCGAGGTCCAGTATTTGGAAGCAGGGTCTCACACAAGCCAACAGTATTGGTGTAATTGATAAAACCTATCGTGGAAATTTGATGGGTGCTGTCTTGCCCATTTACAGAGATAAAGAACTCACAATTCTGGGTGGCACCCGACTCTTTCAAGTGCTTGCTCCTGATATGGGGCATATTTCCTCTGTAATTCTACGACCCCTCTCTCACCTCGATGAGACGTCCCGAGGCTCGGGTGGATTTGGTAGCACTGGTTAGAATGAGTTCCAAGGTTTCCATTGAAGTGGTACTTGTTATTATTGTTGTATTAATTTTTGCTGGTGTACTTGTTGCGATGGTCCTCACTCCTTCTGGTGAAGGCTTTGTTTCTTGTCCCGCTGGCCAGTGCGCCGATTCACGGGGAAAATGTAGTATATTAAATTGCTAATGAATTTATCACTTCACCAGACCACACTTCGAACAAATTTTATAGCGCATCGGCATTCCCATAAAAGATACACGTACTGGATTATATATATGTTGGCAATAGAATTGATTTATGGTTGTGGCGGTTTTTGTTTCCTCTTGACGTTTTTCTACTTTCTGAATCTCGGGTTGTATCCCATATTCAGTAAGTCTTTGTTTATACGTTTCTAGTTGTCTATCAAAAGAATCTTTCATATCCTTAACAGGTTCTACAGGAAATACGGGTGTTGGCAGAATCTCTTTTGCGAATTGATACTCTTGTTTTAAAGAATCAAATTGCTGTTTTTGTTCCTCACGATTCAACGGCTTCTGTGTCGGTCGACCATGAATTTGGGCAGCTACACGATCCATTTTCTTATAGATAAGTATAAAAAATTGATATACTATAACTAAACATTACAAAACAACACAATGAACGTATTCCGTATTTTAGTAAAAAATTCCAAGGACTTTGTCCTCCTCGACCAGGACGGGACGGTGGTGGAAACGATATATGATGCTCGCCGCATTCCCTTTTGTCTTCCAGGTGATTCTGTTATATATGAACATAAGAAAGATATTTATACAATTGTAGAACGGGCCAAATATCCACTTCTTTCTGGACGGTTAGAACTTGCCTCCAAAACAAAGTATGGGATGACGGCGCGTGGATATCCAATGTACCTTTTCCTTCCCTTCCGCAAAGAGTTTCCACCCTTTATAGTTGGTTGTTCTGAAAAAGATACAAGTAAGAATCGTCTTGCCTTGATCGAATTTGAATCGTGGTCATCATCAGATCATCTTCCGCGCGGCGTCATCAAACAAATGCTCGGAACCTGTGGTGATAAGGTCGCGGAACGGAACGCGCTTCTTTGGACACATAGTCCTTGGCGAATTCCGAAACATCTTCGTACTCTGACACCCGAGCTTGAATGCTTGTATCCTGGATTGCGCATACCCTGTCCTGAGAAGACATTCAGCATTGACCCCGCAGGTTGTCGTGATGTGGATGACGCCCTCAGCATTAACATGAAGGATGACCGTATTGAACTATGGGTCACGATTGCGGATGTTGCGGATACGATTAAGAAAGATACACCGATTGATATAGTGGCAAAAGAAATTAGTCAGACAACCTATGAAAATGGTCGCGCGGTTTGTCCGATGTTACCCGTGACCTATAGTGAAGGGTCGTGTAGTCTCTTGGAAGGTCAATCCAGAAAGGGTCTTACCCTTATTCTTACTATTTGGAATCAAAGTATTATAAAGAAACAGTGGCTACGCACGACTCTTATTAACAAATACCAATATACCTATGAGAATTTTATAGAGAAAGCACCAAAGGATGGACTCCCTCTCGATTCACTTGAAAAAGTATTTCGTATCCTAGGATCCAAAACCAGGGACGTTCATGAATGGGTCGAAGTATGTATGCTCACCTACAATATTGAGGCGGCGAAATTGATTCAAGGTCAAGTAAGTGGCGGTATTCTACGAAAACACAAGGGAAAAAATGAAATTAAGTGGAACGAGTATGAACAACTATGTCCAGGCCTTGGAAGACTAGCCGAGGCGGCC